TCAAGGCGTGAGAGTAGTACATACAAATAAAAAAATAGAGAAGTTTTACCAAAACTGGTTTGATAGAGTTAAAGGAGAAGAGAGATCTGAGCGTTTTCTTAATAATCTTTATAGAGTTGGTAATGTTGTAGTTAGACGACAAACAGCTAAAATATCCGCGAAAACTAAAAAAGAATTATATCACGCTAAGGGCGAGGCGGATATAAAAGTTGAAGACGATTTTGTGGTTACAAAGAATGAAATTCCGTGGAAATACACGTTTATAAATCCAAGTGCAGTAGAAGTAGTAGGCGGTGCTCTTGCTTCTTTTGTAAATAAACCATTATACGCTATTAAGTTATCTTACGAAGTCTCCAATATTATAAACTCTCCAAAAACAGAACAAGATAAACAAATAGTTGCTCAGCTTCCTAAAGACATAATCAGGGCAGCCAAGGCAAATCAACCGTTTGTTCTAGACCCAAATAAAACTGCCGTTTTTCATTATAAGAAAGACGACTGGCTTCCCTGGGCGTATCCTATGATTTATGCAATCTTAGATGATATTAATGTGCTGGAAAAATTAAAATTGGCAGATGTCGCCGCTCTTGATGGTGCTATTTCTAATATTCGTGTTTTCAAATTAGGAAGTTTAGAACATAAAATAGCCCCGACTAGGGTTGCCGCTGCTAAACTTTCTGAAATTTTAGAGAATAACGTGGGCGGCGGAACTATGGACTTAATTTGGGGTCCAGACATTGAACTTATAGAAACAAAAAGTAATGTTCACGAATTTTTAGGAGAAGAGAAGTATCGCCCGCACCTTAATAATATTTATGCCGGGCTGGGCATCCCACCAACTTTAACTGGCACATTCGGGGCATCCGGAACAACTAACAATTTTATTTCTCTTAAAACTCTTACTCAGCGGCTTCAATACGGTAGAAATGTTCTTACACAATTTTGGACTGCTGAGTTAGTCGCTATTCAAAAGGCGATGGGATTTCTTTTTCCCGCAAAAATTGAGTTTGATATTACTAATCTTGGTGATGAAATAGCCGAAAAAGCATTACTTCTTCAAATGGCTGATCGTCAGTTAATTAGTGATGAATTATTACAATTAAGATATGGAAACGACCCAGTGATGGAAAAGATTAGAATAGCAAGGGAACAACGAGAGCGAAGAAGCGGGCAAAAACCACCGAAAGCCGGGCCATTCCATAATGCTCAATATGGGTTAGACCTCAAGAAAATAGCTTTACAAAGTGGGAATCTTACCCCTGGTCAAGTTGGATTAACTGTTGATGAAAAGCAAGAACATTTAAAATTGAATGATAAGCAACCTGGTGAACAAACCATGTTTGAAGCTAAAATGGTACAAGAAGAAAAAAAGAATAAAGGGATTCCTCAACAAGGTCGTCCTATTAATTCTAAAGATAAGACAAAAAGAAAAGAGAAGACATTTTCACCTAAGACTAAGGCGGCGTTGCTTGTATGGGCTAAGCAGGCTCAAAACACTATTGCAGAAGTAATAAATGAACAAATTTTACAGATATATAAAAAGAAAAATATGCGTAGTTTAAGTCATGTAGAAGCCCAAACCGCTGAGGATTTACGATTTAGTGTATTATATAATTTGGAACCCTTTGTTTCTTTGACATCTGAAAATATAATTGGGGCAGTTAAAGATGATAATTTTAGTAATGTTAAGAATAAATATATATCATTTATGAATAATGTTAGGGCTGAATTAGGTCGTGAATTAACTACTGAAGAAGAAAGAGGTCTTCAGGTAGATTTTTATATAAATAAAATAGTGCAAGGAGATTAACAATGGCAATAATTAATATGACTTTTGATACTTTAACTAAAAATGTTACTGTGTTAAAAGATAATGAAAAAATAGAAAATGTTTATTATATTGAAATGTATTGTTGGAAAGAGGAGAACGAAGAAAGGGGTCATATTACCATTGATACAAGTGAAATGTTGGAAGGTGAAAAGATATATAAAACTACAAAAATTGTTGCTGATAATCAATTTGTGTCTGAAAGTAAGGCAAATCCAGAATTAGTAGATATCATCACGAAAACTATTATAAAGCGTTCGTAATATGAACATATATACAGCAGAAAAAGATTTAGCAGAACAACTCCAACATACATCTATTGCTTATGTATCTCCTGTAATAAAACCCAGTGTTATGGGAAATAACGGCGATGTTGTATTAAAGGCATTAGCTGAGCAAGGTATTGTTAAATCTAGTGTTTATGATAGTGATTTGTATTATACTCAATCAATATTAGTTAGTACAAACTGGAATAAGAATGATGATGTTTTTGGTAAAGAACAAGTTTGGCCCGCCCGTTTTACTCCTGCACATAAACCAACTAATCTTAATCATGATGAACAATTAATAGTTGGACATATTACAGATAGTATATTTGCTATAGATAGTGAAGGTAGTATTATTTCAAGTAATGCTGAAATAGATAAACTTCCAGATTTATTTCATATAGTTAATGGGGCAGTAATTTATCGTGGTTGGGGGGGAAAGGATTTAAAAGCCAGAGCGGAAAAATTAATTGAAGAAATAGAAAATGGCGAGAAATATGTCAGTATGGAGTGTCTTTTCACTGATTTTGATTACGCGGCTATTAAGTCTGATGGAACTCAATATTTAATTCGTAGAGAAGAACAAACCGCCTTTTTAACTAAACATTTGCGGATTTATGGTGGAGAGGGTAGTCATAATGGTGAGAAAATTGGTCGTTATTTAAAGAATATAACATTTATTGGTAAGGGATATGTTGATAAACCTGCTAACCCCAATAGTATAATTTTTGATAAAAATAACCTATTCTTCTCTAAGTCGTATGTATTAGATGTAGAAAAAGATAAAAATAATAGTATTTTATTAAATGATGGTGTATTAACTAATAGTGAGGAAGTTGGTCCTCAAAATAACAAGGAGATTAAATTTATGGCTGAAGCTATAGAAAAACAGCTTAGTGACATGCAAGAGCAATTAAAAACTGCTATCGCTGAAAATAAGCAATTGCAAAAACAGTTGGCTGATGCTGATGTTAAGAAATTAGAAGCTCAGATTAAAGAACAGTCTGAAAAAATAAACTCATTAACTGAAGCACAAACAAAATTTGATACCGAGCGTGATGAATTGCGTACTGAAAAAGATAAATTGCAAGCAAAAATTGATGAGCAAACCAAAGCTAACGATGAAATGAAAGCCGAACTTGAAAAGGTTAAGGCCGCTGAAATTGAAAATAAGCGAATTTCTATGTTGGTTGATGGTGGCATTGCTAAAGAAACTGCGGCTGATAAGGTTGTAGTGTTTAGTAATTTGAATGACGAACAGTTTAATGTTGTTGCTCAAGAAATGATTGCTGCAAAGAAATCTTGCACTGAAGAAGATGAAAAGAAAAAGAAAATGAAAGAAAAAGAAGCTGAATCGTCTGTAGAGGGCGAGGTAGATGCTTCTGAATCAAAAGCAACCGAAGAGGTTCTAGAAAACGCTGATGCTTCTGAAGAAATTGAAATTACTGGTGGTAGTAATACTAATGAAGTAGAAGAATTAAGAAAAGAATTGGCCACCGCGATTGCTCAAACTTTTGGTGTAAAAACAAAGAACAAGGAGAATTAATTATGGCTTTAAAAGGCGACAGAAATTACAACGATCAAGTTGACATTTCCTTCTTCATGAGCTACGCAACCGGCGAACGTGGTGGTATTGTTATTCATGATACTTCTGTTAGCGGTTCTGGTGCAGCTATGGATGATGCGAATGCATTAGTTCGTTATCCTACCGGACTTATTTCCGGGCAATATCCTGCTGGTTTACTATTGAACGATGTTGTTAATCTTGACTTAACTCGTCAGCATATTAATCAGCACAAAGATGAAGTACAACTTGGAGGCAAGGTTACGTTATTGAGACGTGGAGTTGTAGTGACAAACATGATTACCGCTGGTCAAGCACCTGGTGCTGGTAATAATGCATATGTTGATACTGCTGGAAATCTTACTCCAACCTCTGGTGCTAACTATGTCAAAGTTGGACGTTTCCTCAGTAAAAAAGACGCTGATGGTTACGCCAAAGTAGAAATTAACATTGTATAAGGGGAACAATAAATGAAGATTGAAATAACTGATAAAATCAAAAGCTTACTACGGACTTCTGGTAGTCAAGATGCTAATAAAGCATTGGCGGCTACTGATGAACTAGCTAAAGCTCTCGAACTCCCCTTACGAAAAGGTGTGTTGAGTGGTGATATTTTAAATGGTATCTTCGAACCCATTGATGTAGTTGAAAG